AAATGTGTTTAGCTTCAGAGTCATCAGGCTTAGCATTAGAAAATCGTAAATTAGGAATTGAAGACAATCACCCTTTAGATAGACCTGCAAAATATCTTTTTCCGTGGGATCAAAATGGATTAGAAGAATATTTAAGAAAAACACAAATATTAAAATTAGTTGGTGGTGAAACTCTAGCTATTAAAGCAAATTATGATATTTTAAAAACGTGTATTGATAAAAAAATATCAGATAATATAAGCGTTGAAATTATAACAAATGCAACTATTTTTCCAAAGTTTGATAACTATGACATATTTGATTATATTCCATTTTTTAAAAATTTTAATATAACTTGTAGTGTAGAAATATGGGGAGAAGAAAATGACTACATTCGTTATCCAAGTAAATGGGAAGAAACTGAAAAAAACATTTATAGATTAAATGAAACAAATGCAAATGTCGCAGTAGCTTCTACGGTCAATGCTTTAAATATTGGTTATTTAAATAAAATGAAATTTCCAAGATATAGTTTTATGTCAGTAGTATCTGCAGATAATCCTTTTAGTATTACGTCTATTCCACCAGATATTAGACAAAATATAAATGTATTACCTGAGCATAAAGAATTATTAAATGTGTTTAAATATGATAAAAATAATATGAATAAAATGTTAGAAGTTATCCGTAAAAGAGATCAATTTAGAGGTACTAAACTTACTGATGTATTTCCTGAGTGGGATCGTTACTACTAAGTATTTGTAATAATCTTATATGAGTAAGACTTGCATTAACTAAATAATGTTCTGTCATCCATTTCCAACAAATAGCATCACCTTGTTTCCAATTAGTAATTACTTCTTCTTCAACTCCGAATACTTGTCCGCATTTCCAATCTTCTAAAAATATTAAATTTTGCCATAAATTTTTTAAATTATGTTTTTTTCGATAAGGCTCTAATTCATCCACATGTATTGGTAACATATTACCAGGACCTTGATCAATTAACATGTATTGCGCATGTTTCCATGGACCATCAGGTGGTTTATTACAATCTGCCACTCTGAATCTAATATTATGTGTTGTATATCCAGCCTTTTGATATTTCTTATATTTGTGCTCGGTTTCTTTAGCCAACTCCATTCCACATAATGAATCTTGTAGCATTTTAAAATTTAATTCATTATGCCATTCTGGATTAATTTCAAAGTTTCCATAACGTATAATTTTACTCATCTTTTTTGCCATTCTGTTAATTCAATACCTGTAATTTTAGAAACATCATTAAATTGTAAAGTATTTAGAATAAAATAAAATTTTCTATAATCAAAAGATATTTCTGTATAACCTTCCAAGTCTATAAAATAAATTTCTTTATTTTCTGTTATAACAAAATTTTTAAGTGTTATATCTGTAAAACCCCAATCAGATTTTCTTTCTATCATACCTTTCCATATTTTTTCATTAATATCTAAAGTTTTAATTTCTATAGTTCTTAAATTATCTAATGTAATACCTTGGATATATTCTACATCAAAATCAATTGACATGTTTTGAATATCTTTATAAAAGTTAAATCTAGGAATTTTTATATCTTTAAAATTTTCTTTATCTTTTTTAAGCATTTTATATCGTAACCAAGCATAATCCATAATTTCTAAAGTCGGATATTTTCTACTGTACTTAAGTGTAAGATTTTCCGCATAATAAAATTTATCTCTTTTATAATTATAAATTTCTAATTCTTTTTCTATAATCATGGTCCTACTGATAGAAATATTCTATCTACTTCTCCTTTCTTTATTAAAACACGATGAGGCATATGTGTTCTTATAATTCTATAACCTTCATTACAAACCAAATTAACTTTTTCTCCGTCTATAAATTCTAAAGCTTCTGGTTGTGAAAGTTGTAAAGCTTGATGATATCTCCATTCAAAAGCATCAGTATGATAAGGAAGATGCACACCAAATTTAGATGACAACGTATATAACACATTAAGATTTTTTTGTTTAAAATGATCTTCGCATTGTTGTATTATTAGTCGTTGATCATTAATTCTATGTTTTGTAAAAATTTTATACAGTATTACAGATACAGGAATTTTATAAACCATATCATCAAATACTAATTGATATTTGTATATGCTAATATAATCTGATTCGATTATAGGAATATGACATAATTCTCTGTAAGAAAGATGCGTGTAGTTTTTATAGGCATCAAACGGTTCTTGACATAAATGAAAATTAACACCATCGTTAAAGTATAAATGATCTTTAATATGAGTTTTTAATAACTCTAATATGTCTTGTCCTAAATTTAAAGCTAATTTATGATCGGCTGCAGCAGATAATTTTTCATAATTTTTCATGAAAGTATTTATATGACCAGATTCTGTTCCCAAGCTCTGGTCAGGCTCGGTATAATTACGCAGCGATTGCGTAATCTACAGGTGCAAAGTTATCGTTTGCATTTATTTTTTAGTAGACTCAATTACCTGTCGATCCTATTTCGCCCCCACAAAGACACACTAGCTGATTCTACCTTCCAATCAGATGAAGTTAACCATTGTGTACCAAGGTATGGTTACATATTCCATTGGGCTCTACCTCTCCCAAAACCTAATATGCCAACATCTAGTATGCCTATGGTGGAGGCGTTGGGTACTGCCCCCAAGTCCAGTATAACCTCTAACATCTACTATAGTATTTATTATATCATACTTTTGATATAATGTAAACAGTTAATTAAGGTTTTATTGCATCGATACCTGGTAAATATTCACTCATACCTAATAATTCGCCATCAGTAAATTTTCCACCAAATGGATCAATCACTCCATTTGCAATTGCATCAGCTATATTATTTGCTGTTATTTGAACTGCTAATGGCATATTAGTCATTGGTGCCATTTTTACCATACCGGTATCCATACCGCCCCAAGTATCAGCAGATTCCCATGTACCATTTAAAGCTGCTCTTACTCTTTCAACATAATATGGACCCCAATCATCTATAATAGCAGTGAGTTGAGTATTAGGAGCAAACTTAATCATATCAGAAGCTTGGCCAAATGCTTTTATGCCGGCTTTTTCTGCAACTTGCAATGCAGCAGTTGAATCTGTATGTTGTGTGATAATATCAGAACCTTGATTAATTAGTACTTCTGCAGCATCACCTTCTTTTGCAGGATCATACCAAGTATTAACCCAAACAACATCTATATCAAAATCAGGATTTACAGATGTAGCACCAAGATAAAATGCATTAATTCCACGAATAACTTCGGGAATTGGGAAAGAAGCAATATAACCAGCTTTTCCTTTTTCACTCATCATTCCTGCAATTACGCCTTGTACATATCTTCCTTGATAAAACTTCGAAGAATATACAGCCATATTATCAGCAGTTTTATAACCAGTTGCATGTTCAAATTTTACGTTTGGAAATTTCTTTGCAACATTTAACATTTGTTCCATATATCCAAATGATGTTGCAAATATAACGTCAACACCGTTCATTGCCATCTGTGTCATTACTCTTTCAGCATCAGGTCCGTATTTTACACTTTCAACATAAGTTGTAGTAACTTCATCACCGAATTCTGCTTCAACTGCTTTACGTCCTTCGTCGTGCATATATGTCCAACCGTGATCACCTGTCGGTCCGACATAAATAAAGCCGACTTGAAGTTTGTCAGCTAATACAGTACTTACTAAAAATAGTGGCATTAATAGGACAGCCAGTCCTTTTATGAATGATCTCATAAATAGATTTCCTTTCGAGGGGGTTAAGGCAGGATCGTAAGAATATACTCTGCCGTTTTGAGTTGTTAAATAATTATATATAAATACTATTATCAATATATTATTCTCCCATTATGTTTATTTTTTGAAATGAATTAAAAAATTCATAGGAGAAGTTATGGATCCAGTATCCGCAGTCACTATAGCGGGCGCCGCATTTAGCGCGATCAAGAAAGGTTTTGCTTTCGGGAAAGACATGGAAAGTATGTCTAAAGATCTTGGTCGATGGATGGGCGCTATGAGTGATATTAAAAAATGTGAAGAGCACGCGAATAGACCTCCATTATTTAAAAAACTTTTCTTTGCAGGTTCAGTTGAAGAAGAAGCGCTGAATACTTTTATGGCCAAGAAAAAAGCAGAAGATATGCGAGAAGAATTAAAACGATTGATTATGTTTAGTCGTGGACAAAGTGCGTGGAACGAATTATTAAAAACAGAAGCAGACATAAGAAAGAAAAGACAAGAAGCTATTTACGCGCAAGAAGAATTCCGCCAAAAAATTATTGACGGAATTTTAATTTTTATAGTTTCAAGCATAATGATATTAGGTATATCATTTATAGTTTATCTTGTTGGTATTAATCAAGGATTATGGAAACCAATAGATTGGTGGAAATTAATCGGTGGATAATAAATCTTTTATATACGTTTGACCAAACGCGTTTTTTTGATCTAAATTTGAACTTTTCAAGTCATGTACATGTAGTTGAATAATTGCATAATGAAGTATTTTCATTAAATCTTTCCTTGCTTCAGAATGACTACCTTTCTTTCCATAACGTTGTGCATATTTTAAAATATTACCAATACAAAATCCTGTGCCGTGCCCGCCATCAACGATAAATTCTGCTGCTTGGAATTTTTCTTTAGAGTAATGACTATTATATGTTGAATCTATATGTGTGGCTAAATCTCTTATAGCTTTGTCTTCATTAAATTTATAATCTATTTTCATGTATTTTCCTTGTACCAAAGTGTGGCAGCATCCATAATCATATTGGTATACTTTATTCTATAACCACTACCAGCTTTTAGATCTTCGATGCTAATTAATTTTTTATGCGGATGAGTAACCTTATCCCACTTTTCAATAAGATTTTTACAGAGAGTGTCAAATTGATAATCAGTTAATACTGATTTATCTTTTTCATAATAAAGATATGATGACATTAAAAAATATGCCATCATTCTATTTGGGGATAAATTTTCTATCATCTCCAATTTTTTCTATCAGTTTCATTTTCATAACCAAATGTGTATTCAGCAACTTGAAGTGGATCCATTTGTTCAGCTTCAATTTTGATACCGTGACTTGTACCCATTGGCCAATAATGTGGATCATAAGGTCGACCGTAGTAGCGATCTGCACTACCACGATCTAAAGGAGAACCGTGTTCAGCTTTTGCTCTTAAATCGTGAAAACATTTTTTTGGATCAAACATATCTGCCTCTAATAATTCTCGTATTTCCATTGGTATATTCATTATATATTACTTCCTACATATTGCATTAATGACCACCATGTATATTGTGATCCTTGTCCAAAATCTAACCAACCTAATGCAAATACTATAAGCAATAAGCCACTAAATAAATCTTTAAGCATGTCCTTGACCCTCAACTTCAAATAAATAATCATGTACATTATATTCATTTAAACCAGTCATTTCGACATTCTGAACTTTTAATATTTTTTTAGCTGCAGTATCAATGCTGATATGACCGTCACCTAAAGTTGTGATAATATCATCAATTTCGATTTCTGCCTGTTCTTCGTAATATCTTTTTTGTGCTGACATTAAACTAACCCTTCTAATACAGTAAAAGCTTTTTCAAATAAATCGTGTACAGCTGAATCATACTCGAAACCAGATTCTACACCGAAATCAAAACTTGAAGAAGTTCTAAATGAATCAAAATATCCAAAAGTAATAAAAGCTTCTGCTAATTCTAATGGATCGTTAGATGCACATACAATTCCTGTATTATTGTGAAGTTCTAATTTACCTTCACCTGCGCTTAAATAATGTATTTTATCAAATATTGGTGTATCAATCATAATATAATTTCTCCTTGTTATAGTATTAATATAACACTTTTTTTAGAAATGTAAACCCCCTAAATGCGTTTTTTTCAAATTAATTTAATATTGTTACATATATGTAGCATTTGGCTCTGGGAGAAGGATTCGAACCTTCACGTCAGATAAATAACTTTTTACACTTATTATTATCTAACGGTCGATAAACAGTCGACTGCGTCTACCAATTCCGCCATCCCAGATTAGTTTATGCAGCTAACTTAGTTTTAACTCTATCCATCGCAGAAATTATTCTTGTTACACCTATTCCACCACCAACTCTTGGAAAGAAATCAAATTTTAAAAATTCGTCAAGTTCTTTTTGCACCCGTTTTTTTCCAAATAAATCGAAAAGCAATGAGGCATATCCACCATCTGATATAGTTTCAAACGTGTGTCTCATTTGATCTATATCTGTACTTCTTTCTGCTGATCCAATTGTTTCCATACCATCTAATATAACGTCAATCTTTCGACTCGTTTTCCCATCTTCGTTTCTTGTCATATTCCAAAAAGGGGAAGTGTGTTCCGGAAATTTAGTAATCATTCCAAAGTCAATTTGTTTTTCGTGATAATTATCAAGTTCTTCTGTACCAAATTCTGTGCACCAATCTTCATATGTTTTTTCTTCTAATTTAGGAAATCCCATATAATCACACAATTCATATTCTAATTGTTTTAAATTATCGATATTGCCTGGCATTTCAAATTCAAACATTGGGAAGATTGTTTCATGTCTTCCTTCTATTGGATTAGGTTCTTGTCTATAACTTGTAGAAAGACAAAAGAAACCAGGAGATTCTGGACTACCATTTTTTAATAGTTCATATTCTAACCACATTTGTCCGGTTTGAGGTAATGGCCATATATTACCATCATAATTGTATATTGCAACTGTTTCAGGATCTTCACACGCAGCTAATATGCTTAATCTATTTTGTGTATGTACTTCTAAGAAATTCTTTTCTTGCAAAAAAAAGGACCGTAAACGGCCCACTGTCTCAGAAAATTTTATTGGATCAATTATCTTTGTCATTTTTACTCCTTTTTTAGAGTTTATTTATACGTTATTATCTAACACTTGAAAATATTTCTGAAATAACCTTTGCACATTCAAGTGCAACAAGTCTATGTTCTTTCTGTGTTCCATTCGATGATCTTAATTCTATAAAATGAATCCAAGATCTTAATGTTCCGTTCATATATAATCTGCTTTTAGTTAATCCTTCTGGTAAAACTGCACGTGCCTGTTCTTTTGCGATACCATGTTCAACAGCCCATTTATAGGCCTCTTTACATTGATTTATGATACCAACTTGTCGTCTTTGCCATTCAGTAATTAATTCTTCTTTTGATTTATCTCCTTGTATACTAGGATCGTTTTCTATTTCAATACTATTTTGTCTATTTGTTTTATCTTGTAATCTACATTCTTTAGTCACAAAAGATAAGTCATCAGTAGGATCAGCATATCTTTGACTAAATTCTTGAAATGAAAATGATCGGTGTCTTAACATCTGTCTAGCAATATCTCGAGTTGTTTCTATCTCCAAGCAAGCGCTAACCATTTCGAAGGGCGACCAGTGTTTGTTTTTGATAAGGTAACGTAAGAGCTTTTCTGACGTTTTTTTGTTGGTTTGGTTCGATGGATTGGAAACACGGGCGCAATACGCAATGAGATCTTGGGCATCATCTACTCCTTCCATAGTTTCATACGGTTTACTATAACTTATAAGTTTTATATTCATGTTGTAACTTCTAATTCTTGAATTAATTGTTTAACAACATCTTCAGTTACACATGATACCATATGTGGTTTATTATCTGGCCCAAATTCTTCAAAAAGTCTACGCATTATTGGAAATGCATTAATTTGACTAAATCTAGCACACTGGTTCCATGTATCAAATTTATGTGAATCAAATACATAAAGATCACGTGTACCACTTTCAGTATTAATTAATGTCATCATTGCTACTATTAAAAATTTCATAATTTAAACCCTTCAAATTTTTTACCTGTTGGTGTTTTATCAAATACTGGTGTATCATCTGTTAATGTTTGTTGGGTTTCTTCAATATCATAAAGCCGCATTTTACTTCTATCGACACCCACAACAAATCTTCTATATGATGTTGGATCATTATATCTATTCTTTAATTGTTTTACCATTAATTGGCCCATTCTATCTAGTTCTTCTGAAGTAATTAAAGCAAACATCAAATCAGCAGTAGCAGGTAAACCAAAACTTTCAGAGGTATCTTCTAAACCAACATCAGAGTTTGAATATCCTGACCTGTTTGTTTGAGTAGCAGAAAATATTGGTAATTCAAATTCTACTGCAAGTCCTCTTAATTCTTCAGCAATTGCTTTTATATATGAATAAGAATTTATTGCACCACCTAATCCTTTCATTCTACTACTTGAACATATATTTAAATAATCAATAAAAATTACATTAGGTACAAATTGTTTCTTTAATTTTAATTCATTTAATAAAGCTCTAAAATGACCAGAATGTGCAGCTCCAGTTGGATATTCTTTTATAATTAACTTACCAGTTGTTTTTAAAGCCAAGTCAGCAACTTTTGATGTAAACATATCTTTGGACATTTTAT